AGTCGTATAGTTATAGGTTGCAGAAGAAACCTGTGTTGACAGGTCATTGATAGCGTTAGCCAACTGATAAACGTATGTAACGTCTAGGGGTTGACCTCGTTCTGGAAGCGGTACTTTAGCCATATATATCCATTATATCACTAGATGGTCGCATTTAGCAACCTGTAAACCTTTAAGAATGGGGTACCCGATGCTAGTGGAACTCCATCTCCCCTTTTTAATGGATATCCTTTTAAATATATTTCAACGCTAATTCTATTTGGAGCAGATGATTGAACAACATTATTAATAGTATATGTTGACTGATGTGGAAAAGATACAGTCGTTCCAGCAACTCTTTCTTTATATACCCAATCTCCACCATCATTTCTATCCCAGCGAACCCAGATATCATATTCATTAGTTTTACTAATTTCAGAGTTTCTTTTATAAGTACCTAATGGACTTACAGCAGCAGAGGCAATATTTCCATGATCTTTATAATAACTAAATGTGTTAGCAGTAACAGCAGTTAATTGATAGGTACCATTAAAAGTAGCGTCTACTCCAGATATAGTTACCCAATCCCCTATCTTCATGTAGTGTGCGCCAGCAGTTGTTAGGGTAGCAATTTTTGAATGTAATACTTTATTATTAATAGTTTGAATAGTTGCTATATCTTTTAAAACTGTTACTGCATCCCAAGTAAAGTTTGCTATTTGATTTCCTGAAGAAAACCTTATAGACCCTGGCACAAATGTATATTCTGGTTTAATTAAATATACTGGTGACCAATGAGATACACGGTTCTTATCTTCAGATACAATCCTATATCTTATGCTATATCCTTCAGTCTCACTACTTATTGGAGGAAGATCTCCAACAGCAACCTTTGCTTTTTTAATCCCCGAATCAGCAGACATTATGTTACACCAATTGAAAATCTAAATTCTACATAATTACTTGTATTAGGAGATTTAACTACAGTCTCTGCATCTGTATTTTGAATGATTGAATATCCTGTTAATCCATAAATTGGATTTATAGTTGCAATATTTTCAAGTCTAATTGCATCAAGACCAATATAATAATCTTCAGATGGAACTCCTGCATCAATAACACAGGCATAAATTTTAACCACTGTTACAGCATTCCAAGTAAAGTTTGCAGTTGTGTATAATTCCTGAAGTTGTTTTGATACAACAAAATATCTATTTGTTGTAAAATCGTACTCTCCAGGATCTGTTCCATTTGTAAGTTCTGCTTCAAACCTTGCAAACTGTCCATTTCCTTCATCTGTTGAAGAAAAATCAACAAGAATTCTAACTGTATCTGGAACAGAAAGGGAGTCTCCATCTTTACTTATTAAAGAAAATGCTAAACGAAGTTCGTCAATTGGTGAGTTTCTTGTAAAATCAACATTAGCACCAGTTAAATGTATATGATTAGATCCACTCTCTACAACAAAACGATCAAGGGTTGGTCCGCTATCTTCGCTAATAGTTATATCTGCATCATCACCTTGTATTAGGATTGTATTATTTAAGAATCTGCATCTTTCATATCTGTTTGCACGAGATGGTTTATAAAAAATAGCATTATCAGCATTAGTTTGAAATACTGGATCTGCTATAGCAATAACATTATTATCTTCTGGATCGTCAAGAGGTGCTGAAATTGTATCAATTGCGGTTGCTGCGACAGCAGTATGATGCTGCCAGTTTTCTCCAGTTGTAAATGCAAAGACAGTCTTGCTATCATATGCTCCAGCAGATGGATTAGATCCTGCTGAGTATATACCTACCTCTGTGATTTCATATCTTTCTTCAGTTGGTAGTTCTGCTGTTAATACAATCTTTGATACTCCAGATTCATTTACAAATCCCCTGGAAGAAATGGGAATACGAAACATTTCAAAGTCTAGGTTTTGCTTGGTTGCAAAGTCTGCGGGGGTATCTTCAGTAGCCAAAGGTGTTGGCCCACAGCCTACTGCAAGGTATGAGGCATATGCTGGAGCCTGCCCAAGTAGGTACTTTCCAATAATAGACTTGCCAGTATTAGTAATCATGATTCACTCCCAGTTAAATCCACTTCATATATTGTACCACTTAGGGTAATTTCTATCTCTACCTGCTCATCAGACTCAAGATTTATGCTATCAACTGTTAATTCTCCAGTTGCTGTGTCTAGGTATACGTTTGATCCAAATGGCCCATTTCCAATGTTTGGTGTTTTATTCTCTAATTTAATAGCAAAGTTAGAAAAATATTTATCAGATGTTGACTGAACACTAAGAATATTATTTGGATTATATTGCTGTTGCACAGAAGTTAAATTTTTAATTGGTTGATAAGAAATATCCTGTCCATTAATAATATCATTACGTGCAATATTGATTAATTCTTGTCCACCAATATTTTCAAATATAAGGTCCTGCATAACCTCAATTGGTACTTCATCATCATTAAATAAAACAGTATCTATTGGAGCAGTCTTAACTGGTGGTGCAACAACTGGCTGTACTACTGGAGTAGATATTGTTGCTGGTGTTGCAGGAGTTGCTGCTGGTGCTGGAGTCGTATATGAAGTTGATCCTGGATTGTAATAAGGTATTCCAGGATTTACAGGTGTTGGTACAATTGTTGCAGGATTTAATGGAGTATTTGCAACTCTCGTTTCTGTAACTCGTTCCAAACGAGCATCTTTAAATGCTTGATATGCTACAGGATTTTTAATAATTTCATTTAAACCTGAATAATTTCCAGTAGCGCCTTGCGCTGCTGCTCTCTCTATAAGAGCATCTGACTGTTGTTTTTCAAGTTTAACAACTTGAGATTCTAGTTTTGCTTTTAATTCATTAGCCTGTGCAACTACTGATGCTATTCTTTGATTTTCTGCTGCTTTTGCAGATTGTTTAGCAGCAGCAGATCTTGCTTGCTCTACAAGTTTACGATCTGATGGATCCATATCTGCTATAGGCATCTATTACACCTCACTTAAATAAACTGTCATACTTGGACCATTAGGACTTCTTGTATAATCTATATTATATACTACAAACCTTGTTGCAGAAGATGTTACTAGATCTAATCCAGAAGAATCTTTGTAGTCGATAGTAACTATGTCACCTAATTGCAATGTAGGTATTGAAAATAAGTTAACTCCAACAGACTTCTTTGACTTCATAACCTTGTTTATAATCCAACCCATTAAGGCTTCTGCATCATCTTGTGTTTGTATGTAAATACTATCAATAGCAAACTCGTTCTTGCCGTAGATCATTCTACTTTGCCTAATTTCATCGTATTTTGATTTTTCTACTAGTGGAGAATATGCTATTGCACTTCCCTTGAATTCTGGGTCAGATAAATTTCCACGCTTCTGGAAGTACTCATCAACAGTTAGTTCATGGGTTGTATCTTGTGTGAATGTAACACCTTGAATTCTTAAAAAGTTTCCACTTGTTTCATCTAAGTTTAACCACGTATCAGTTGAGTTAAATATTAAGAATTCTGCTCCATAAGAGTCAGCCTGAAATCCAGAGGTAGTGTAGCCTTTGATTCTGTTAAATGTTGGAGATAGTTGTGCATATAGTGCTGGGTATGCACGATCATATTTAATATCAAAGTATGCTGCTTCACGCATAATTGTTCCAAATTCATCAAAGTACATGTTATATTTTGGAGGTTGCTGAGCACTAATACCAGAAAGATAGGTTGACTGAACCATTCCACTCATGGCATACTTTCTAAATGATTCGTTTGCATCAATCTGTTTATCACCAAAAGCGCTAGACAAAGTTTCTCCAACAGTAAATACACTATTTTGCGAATAGTTTTCTGACAACGCATAAATGTTTTCAAACATTACTCTTGATGATCCACGAGTAAATAAAGCCATATTATTGTAAATTGGAAGTGGATCTGTATCATCAACAATCTTAATAAGTTTATTATTAATGTATAAATAAAATCTTCTAATCTTTCCAATGTCTTGATATTCTACCGAAAGATCATATACTGTAGGATTTTCTTCTCCACTTACTCTATATTGACCAGTAAATCTACCGTCATCAACAAGGATCTTAGAAAGGCCTCCCCATAGTTTTACTGGTATAGCCTTATCAGAAGAAGTTTCCTTTTTAACTTTATAAAACATAATGTTATTGATTGAAAGTTCTGCTTCATTTTTAGTATTTAATTTTAAGTATGAGTTAATGTTATCCTCTGTTAAGGCAACAATCTCAAAATAATATCCGTTATTGGTTTCAGGATTAAGAAGTACTGCAAGTCCTCCTGATCCACCGCCAATGTTTACATTTTGATTTGGCTGAGTACCTGGTGCCTGAAAATATGTGGTACTTCCAATTGGAGTTTGAGTTCTTGTAGTACTATTTTCAATTTTTCCAATAATACGAATTCTAGTTCCAAAATGTTTATATGCATTATTAAGATTTTTGTATACATAAGAAACAAAGTTTAATGGTGTTTCAGTTGTTTTAAATGATGGACCATTCATAACAAGGGCTGATGACTGTACCGTTCCAGTATCCGTTGATTTAAGATTATTAACAGCAGTTTCTGTTAGGTAGTTTGTTGCCATAAAGTTTTTAATAATGCCATTTCTTGTTGTTTGTCTTGCAGTAGCATTATTAATACCCGCTGCTCCTACAGAGGTTGCTGGTAATGTAACGTCTGAATCTAATTGTGTTGTAAATAAATATTGTGATTGCATATCACATCCACGAACATAATCATTGTTGGACCAATATGAATCTATACCAGCAGTATGTGAAGTTATAGCAGTTCCAAATTGTCCACGACCATGTTCAAGGACTGCTCCACTTTGCATTCTAACTATGCCGTCAACTGTTTCGTAATATGGAACAGCGTATATTCTTATTAATCCTGTAGGATATATCTTTCCATTAAATGGAAGCGATGAAAAATACTTTTGGTATTCCTGATTACTTGATATCCAAACATTTCCTGTACCTGTAATATTAAACTCTGCTGCATCAAACTTAATAATTTCTCCGTTTGAATATACGTAGCCCTGATATCTAGTAAGCCAATATACATTTTCTCCTAGATCAATTATATTATTTGTTATAGCATTATTTACCACTGTTGGAGCACTGTTTGATAGATTAGAATTAATTGGAATTGCTGAAAGACTGTATGCAGATTGCTTAGATGCTACCTCATTAATTGTTTTAAGATTTTCAGTTCCTGCTGATTCCCATAGTAAAGATGGCTTGTATACCCAAGTTTTATCACGATCAAGTTTGTGAGCATCACGAATTACACCATAAGATCTTTGAATATATCTGGCTGTATAGTTAATCTTTCCATCATTATAAATTTTATTATCTTGTGA